TTTCAAACTTTTAATTTTATTTTTAATATATACAATTATGTATAAAGCGAAAGATATTAATGGAAAAGAAATAAAGGTCTCAAAAGGACTATCTGGTGTATATTTTTGTGTTGATACATATAGAGAACTTATATGTAAAACAAATGGTAAACATAAAGTACCACATTTTGCTTATAAAAGTGGTAGAGATTGGGATACTTGGTCAGAGGGTGTATCTAAATGGCATTCAGATTGGCAAGATAAATGGCCAATAGAACAACAAGAAGTAACTATAAAAAGGGATGGAATATGGCATAGAGCAGATATACAAGAACCAAATGGTCATATAATAGAAGTACAGAATAGTCCAATAAATCATAAAAAGATAAATGATAGGGAATTATTTTATGTTGATATGGAATGGATTTTCAATGCTATTGATTGGGATATTAATATAACAAAATATAATTATAGTCTTCTTAAAAGATATGGTACAAAAATGGATTGGAATTTTGAATTACCTGAATTCAGTTGGAAACATTTATCTAATAATTATAATCCAAAAATACCAGTTTATTTTGAATGGAATAGACAAAGAAAATATGTTTTGTCTTGTACTAAAAAAGTGTCATTAGATATAACTGAATATTATTTATCTAATGATAATAATGAAATGATTGAAAATGTTTTATTAGAATTAAAAAGTACTTTTTATGATATATTCACAGGTAATTTAATTAAAATATATAAAAAAGAATATATTGAAAAAGTAAGAAATATAAGAAATATTCAAAAGATTAAAAATATTAAAAAAATGATTGAACAAGATAGAATTAAAAAATATAAATTTTTAATAACTAAAAGAATAAAAAAAATAAGATATATTTTAATTACTATAAATAAAATTAAAAAATATATTGAAGAAGAAGAAAAGAAAAGATTTCATGAACAACATTTGAAAACACTTGAAGAAACTATTAAAAAGAATAAAGAGTTCCAATTAGAAATGATGAAAAAAAATCATATAAACAGAATAGAAGAAACTTCTTCAAAGATGTTAAATGGTATTAATTCAATTAAAAATAATAAACTAAAACAAAAAGAATCAATACAAATGTCAAAACTAATGGAAGAAAAAAATAAACAAGAACTAAAAATAATTAAAGAAAGATATTTAGAAATGACAATGAATGCCAATAAACCATATAATTATAGGGATTTATTTGATTTTTAAAATTAAAACAAAACCCTTGAAAGAGGGACAAAAACAAATGCAAAACAAAATGAGTGAAATTAAAAAAAATGCCCCATTAGACATATTCAATGAGGATTTAGACAATGTAGTATTAACAACAGAAAAGGCAAGTTCAGGTTCAAACCTCTATAAGCCAGACCTAAAAAAAGCGATCGACCCAAAGGTAGGGTATTTAGCAACACTAAGATTTTTACCTGAAATGTCAACAGGTAAACCACTTTATATAGTGGACAAAGAGGTAATTTATGTCAATTTACCATCATATCAAAACTTATCAGGCTCTTATGATAGTTTGAAAAACTTTGGTCAAAAATGTCCATTGAATCAACTCCAATGGCAGTTGAAAAAGTCAACCAATGTAGTTGATCAAGAGATGGCTAAAAACTTGACATGGTACAAGAAATATTATTCACTTGTACAGATAGTTGAGGACAAAAATCAGCCTGAATTAACAGGTAAAATAATGATTTTTTCTTATGGTACAAAGATTAAAGAAAAGATGGAGCAAGAATTAAACGGCACTATTACCGGGACCAAGTGTAATGTATTCAGTCTTGTAAAAGGCAAGGATTTTAGGATTTGTCTAAAAACCATAGGTGGTTTTAACAATTATGACCAATCAACATTTTTAGCAGAAAGTCCAATTAAAATCTTTGACAATGGTAAGTTTATTAAAACACCAATTGACGCTGATGGTAAAGTTGCACCTAATGTCCAGGCTAAGATAATGGATTATATATCTAAAAAGGATGTAGTTTTAACAGATTTCAATCCTCAGCCTTGGACAACTGAACAGACAGATAATGTCAACAAAATTGTTGAATTATTAGTAGGTAGAAAAGTACCTGTATCAACCCCACCAACAAAAGTAAGTCAATCAGATTCACAAACTGATGAGGACTTAGATGAGTTTTTTGGCAAAGTAGAGGAATAAAACAAAAGGGGGAGCATAAAAACTCCCCTTATTTTAATTAAAAAAATTAATTCAAAATTATGGGATTTGAACTATTAAAGTTAACAGGGATGACATATCAACCACTTTATTCACAGGATGAAATGGACAAATTATTTGACGCTTTTCTTGGTCAGAAAAATATAATAATAAATAAAACAATTGACCGCATTAAAAACCAGATAAATGGTCGAAAATTATTTATACAAAATCAGCAGATTGACTATACATTTTATACTAAACATAATATAGATGTATATACTATGTATTTCGACTTAGATTTTTGTATATTAAACTACTCTATACATGAAAATGTTTTTGACAGGTTAACTGAAATAATTGATTATATTTTTTTAATTTATTTACCAGAAAAAGTCAACAGAAACTTTGACATTATATCAATATTGAGAAAAAGAAAAATTGAAAAGATATGTCAAAAAATATAGACACCTATACATATAATTATATTAAGAGAATGTTAATAGATGAACTCAACCAACACACCATCAATAATGTAATGTTTTACAAGTTCAATGATACTGGTTTTGCTTGTGGGATTAAATACTTTGATGGTCAGAGAGTTCAAGTGAAAGTGATTAAATCATGGTGTTTTGACTATACTATTGATGAAGTAAATGAAGTATTTTCAATTGAGTTAGACAGGATGATAATTGAACATAGAAAAGAAAAAATAAAAAAGATATGCGACAAGATAAACTATACAATTTAATTGAGTTTTTCATTGAACAACCAAGACAAAAAAGAACTAAATTAAATAATTTAATTTTAATGATTGAGGAATCTTTGAGTTATCAAAGAAAAATAAAATTAAAAAAAATTAAAAATAATTTGGTAAATTGAAAAAGATGTTGTATCTTTGTAGAATAAACAATTAAAAAATAAGAAAAAATGACAAAATTAAATGAAAACAGCACACTTACTGAAAAACAAGATGTGTTAGAAAAAGTGCTACATGAATTATGGGATAAACATTCATTAGCAACTAACTTCACAGAGTGGTTGTGGCTCCAATATCATAACCAAATGGATGCAACTGGATTGGACTACAATGATGTAGCAGACATACTTTTTGATAAAATGGACATTAAAGTAAAATAAACAATTAAAAAATAAGAAAAATGAAACAAATATGGGATTTTAGTAATGAAGCAGATTATGAAAAATATGCTCAAACTCGCTTAAATAAATATTTCACTAAAAAGGGGTGTAATGAAGCATTGGTGTTATTCGCCTGGTTGAAAAAAAATGATAAAAGGATATACGATTTTGTTTTGTCACAAACATCAGATTACGCCTATGGGTACTTATATAGATATAAAAACACACAAATTGAATGTGCGAACTATCTTAGTTTGATGAGACGAAAACAAAAAATTGAAAAATTAAAAACAATTAAAAAATAAAATAAATAAAATGACAGAAAAACAATTTTTAGTACCGAACAATTTAACAGATGATGAAATAAAATTATATGCCATCGAGTTAATGGATTGGCCGGCGTCAAATGACTTCAAGGCTGATGTAACAGATATTTTGAAACGAATAATGACCAATGTTAGTTCGCGAGTTCAGTATAAGTTTTTAATATACAGAGAAAGAAAAAACTCAAAGAACTTGACTTGTAAAATCATTGATTCAGATGACCCTGATTCATTTAATCAATTATGCGAAACAAAGGCATTGAGTGCTCAAATTAACCATCACACATTAGAAGCAACATTGAAAAACGGCACAAAGGCATATTACGAACATTATGGTGTGTTTTTGTTCAACAAAGCAACACAAGTACAAGGTGCTCTGATGTATGTTCTAAAAGACAATGGAGAACAAGTGTTAGTAAATGACACAGAGGATGTTGTTAAAGAAATGAAAAGAATGAAAAATGGATAGTTACTGGGACATGACACTAACTGAACTCTATGAAGCATTTTATAGAGTTTCAATGATTAAAAGAGATATGCACCCTGATTATATGTCAGAGGATATTGATTTAATAATTTCTTACATAAAAGAAAAAGAACGATATATCAAAATTAAAAAATTAAAAGGGGCTTAGGCTCCCTTTTTTTTATTTGAAAATTGATTTTATATTTTTAATATATATAATTAAAAAATATATTAAAAAATGAAAAGAGAGTACAAGACAAGTCAGGCCAAAAGGGATGGTGTAAAGAAGTGGCAGTTAGCACACCCAGAAAAGGTCAAAGAATACACATTAAAATCAATTGAAAGATATCACGAAAGGAAAAAAGAACGAGACAAACTACCTTATGTATTCAAAGAGAACAGAGTTGTCCATATAAGAATAAAAGAATCAGGCACCACCGCTTATAGACGTGAATGGTGCAGATTGTTTCCTGATAAAGAACGACAATATAAAGAAACAAGAAAGAAAAAACTAAATACATTAAGAGAAGCAGGCATATTAGAAAAACAATATGATAAAGAGAAATACCAAAAAAACAAAGAAAAATATTTAGAAAATCAAAGACGATGGAACGCTAAAAACCCAGATAAGATAAGGGAGATAGCAAAGAGAAACTACGAAAAAAACAGAAAATCAACACCTAGAATTGAGAGACCTTTGTTAACGACAGAGGAGAAAAAAGAGAGGGCTAGAATAAATGCCAATAATTATTATCAAAAGAACAAAAACACACATAAGATTAAAAAAAGAACAAAAGAACAAAATCAAGAGTATTATCAAAAAAACAAAGAGAAATTATTAAAATATCAAAACGATCGATATAAAAACAATAAAAACAAATGATAGAAGTACCAAGTCAATTCAAACAACCAACATTTTCAGTATACCCCCCAGGCAATACAATAAACTACGAGGAATGGTTTTATCATTGGTATGTTAGTAACAACATAAAAACAGACAGAGAATACTTACCAATAATGTGGCATACATATTATATGGGGGAAAACTTTGGTAGAAGCGATACAAAGGGTTTACAGACCTATTTAAGGTCATTGGACAGAAAGTTAAGGTACTTTACCATTTGTCAATTTGATGGTGCTATTATACAAGATATATCATTTTTAGACATAGTTGTATTCAATAGTTGTGGTTCAATGGACAAATATAAAGATTTACCAGAAGTAAACAGAGGGTATCCTATTTCACTTGTTTGTAATATGGGTTACAAACCAACTAAACAAAAAGATGTGTTATGTTCGTTCATAGGAGCGATAGATGGTAGACACCCAATAAGAGAACGCATAAGAAATATTTGGCAGTATGACAAACAATTTTATATTAAACCAAGTACAACTTACAACGAGTTTGTTGATGTTATGAGTAGAAGTTGGTTTAGTTTAGCACCAAGAGGTGTTGGTTGGCAGAGTTACAGAATATGTGAATCGTTATATTTTGGGTCAATACCAATATATATCAGTGACCATAAGTGGCTGCCTTGGCCTGATGAATTAAACTTTGAGGATATAGGGATTGTATTGGATGAAAAGGACATACCAAACATTAAAACAATTATTCAACAAAAATCAATAACCGAAATAGAAACATATTTGAAAAATGGTCAAGAGGCATATGAACAATTCTTTACATTTATAGGACAATCTAAAAAAATAATACAAAGATTAAAATGATAAACACTGGGTCAACAGAATATGTATATATTCCAACAATGTTAGAAAGTAAAATAGATTTTGATAAAAGTTTCAAGGAGTTTTGGGATGATTTACTTCAAGGAAAAAAAATGGAAGAAAGAAATAAAAAACTACAAAAAATAATAATTAAAATAAATGGAACACAGAATCAATGAGTATATAAGGGGTAGGAGAATAAACATCAATGATATTGATATGAACTATCAACATTACATATATTACAATGGTTTGGATTACACAATTACATTTTATTTTAGGGATATAAACATGAAAATATCTTATTCACTAAATGAAAATGCCAGTATGAGATTAAGTCAGATTTTAGATTTTGTATTCAATAATTACATACCAAGAAAAATAAACGAAAATATAGAATTAAAGGTATATTTTAGAAATAAAAAACTACAAAAAATAATCAACAAAATAAAATGACCCAAATTAACCACCATGAGATAAAAGGATATTTACAATTCATAGACAAATTAGGTGTAGACCTACAAAAAACCAAGAAAAATCAAGGAAGTAAGGCAGTTTTAGATAGTTTCTATGACAATTTACATTTGTATAGGAGAACAGAATTGATAAAAAAGATTAAAAATAACCTAAAAAAGTAAAACTTCATTTGAAAATATTAATATATACATTATATCTTTTTTAGCAGGTCATCTTTGTTTTATCTTGTATGCCAGTGGGTTAGGTCATTCTCCTACTGGCATATTCATTTTTATTAAAAATAAATTGATTTTTATTTGGATAATTGAAAAATGTGTTGTATCTTTGTAGAATAATAATTAAAACACAAGAAAATGATAGAAAAATTAAAGAAAAAAATTACGAAAGATGTAAAAAAAGGTTTATATGACACTTGTTTTTACAGATTTGATATTGAGGATTACTTCACAATTAAGCCAATGTTGGAGAATTGTTTTGATCAACTTGATATGGACACTAATGACATAATGGTACCATTAATTGACATGCACAAAAAAGAGATTGCAGACCTTTTTGAAGAGTTGTACAACAACAGCGAGCCTGACAACTTTGGTAACAACCTAATTCACAATGATTATTAATAATTAAAACATAAGAAAAATGACAAAACAAGAAATTGAAATGCGCTTAATCAGAAATTACATTAGGCTAAATGATTGGGATACAACTAAGCCTTATCATTACTTTGGGATGACCACAAAAGATTTTCACAACTTACACAATCAGACACAAACATCTGATGTAGTTGATATTGTAAAGTATCAAGATGATATTGACATGGTTGGGATGACTTATATGTTTCAAGAAAACACTGATGTTTGTGTAAAGAACATAGCAGAAGCAGGCCAAATGATAATGAAATATAGGGATAACACCTACTTTGTTTTTGACACTAACTATATTAAAAAATAAATAAAATGAAAAAAATTAGATCAAGGGTCGGCATAGATAGATATATCTATAATGAATTGAAGCCAAAGGGCTTTACTGATTATCAAATTGATAGTATATGTTTCTCCTATCACACTTACATCAGATTTTACCTGAAAATAAGTGATGTAAAAGAAAAGATAAACAAAATGAATGAATTATTATATATCTATATTTCATTCACATTACAAGGTAATGAAATGTTCTCAGATAGAACTTCAATGGTCAATTTCTATCCTAACTTGGACAGATATATTAAATCATTACAAAAATAAATTGAAAAAGATTTGGAGAATTGAAAAATTGTCCTTATCTTTGTAGAATAATAATTAAAACATAAGAAAAATGAAAAGAACAATTTTTGAGATTTTAGATGAACTAAAAAGTCATCCTGACTACATCCATAGCGAAGTATTCACTATTCACGATATTGATGATTTGGACTTATTATGTGATATGGATGTTGATATTACACCTGAAATGCGTAAGCAAGCAGAAAATCTATACAAACAACACATGGTCAGATTTTTTGACTATGTTTGGGATAAGATAGATTCTATCCCATCATTTTATGTTGAAAATGGTGAAATTAAAATAAGCAATAACTAATAAATAAATAATATGTTAAAAGTAGTAAATAAAGCAGATTTGGTTGGTCATTTTCTCCAAACAATTAAAAATGATAAAAAGACCTATAAAAGAGGCATCATTAGATACGAAATTAAACAGAATGATAAGATGACAATGAACTGCATCGATTCACATTTTTTCACTAATCACTTGAACAACTATATTATACAAGGATTTTCAGTTTCAAAGATTGTTGATGTAAAGATTGGTAAAATCCCTGCTAAAATGTATATTTTAGAGCATGAAAATAAGAATGCCAATTTTGAGCAATATGATTCATTGGCAGTCAATTATTTCAAGGCATCAAATGAAATTACTTTTTTTGAAGTTGTACTTTAATATTAACTAAATAAATAAATAAATAAAATGAAAACCATAGATGAAGTTAGAGATTTTCTCTTGTTAGACCTGAGAAATCAAGAACAAGAATTGTTCGATATGTCAATATACGAAATTGAGACTTTTGTCGAACATAATTACACTGAGGACGATGATGATACTGAGGCAATGTTGGCTTATTATGCAGATTTTAATAATGTTGAAAATATCGAAGTAGATGATGGTGCAGTTACAATTTACTACACTGACACATCTGATGAAAATATAAAAATAAATTATTCAATTGAATACTTTACTGACGACCTATCTACAACCAGAATTGAAGGCTACATAATTTACATAAGGTCTTTGTTAAATAAATTAAACACTAAATAAATATAGTTAAAGATAAACATTTTTCTTGTGTCCATAAGGCCAATTAGGAGTTTTGAAGTCTCCTTTTTGGCCTTTTTTCATTAAACAAAAATGAAAAAATATACTATATAAATAATGATAAAATTAAAAAGAAACATATATTATTTACCATTCAAAACTGAACAAGAATTAAGAGAAAAAATAATTCATTTCATCATCAATGGTAATACACACCTCATTATGTATAAAGGGATCCCAAATAAAATTGATTTCAAGATGATGAAAAAAATATTATTACCACCTAACACCACAATTAAACCAATAGAAGTTAGGTTAAAATATAAAAAAATAATTAAGAAAGATAATTTTTGCTTAATATACAAACTAAACACTACTTAATGTCAAATATTCAACCACCAAAGGTCAAACACTATGTTCAAGATGATAGATTTTATTACTATATGGTAATTTCAATCGGTAGGGGTAAATTAGACCCTCGTGCTGCCAATATGATATACAAGATAGGTGTTAATGCAATACGCAAAAAACAGACCACATATGCGTCCAGAGAGGACTATCAGGACTGCCTACAAGAGGGCTTACTTCAATGTCTGACCAATTGGGATCGATTTAATCATAAGAAGTATTCATCCCCATTCACTTATTTTTCAGAGGTGTTCAAAAGGGGCATCGCCCAATCAATGAACAAGATTACACAAAAGAAATCATATTCTGATTTTCAACCAGTGTTTTTCAGTATGGATAGTGAGTTTAAGAGAAAAAGAGATGGAGATAATTAATTTTGTGGTTTATTATTACCACTTATTTTTCTTATACCTAACAAAGTTGAAGATATACCCATCAACAATATAACATTTGTCATCATTTCAAGTGTATTTGGTAATTGAAAGAAATACCCAAATGTAAGAGCAACAAAAGAAAATAAACCGACAAGCCCAGATAAAACCCCCAAAAAACCGCTACCACTCTGTTTCCCATTAGAGTTCATAGTTAATTCTCTGAAACTGAACTTATTCTTATTAAATCCCTCCATATATTCTATATTCTTTTTTTAATTTTTGTATTTTTTACCTCTATATCTAAATCTTGTTGAACATCACTATTTTCAAGATTTTTATTTTTAATCTTTTTAATAGTAACGGCTGTTTCAGGGGCATCAAGAAACTTAACAAAAAATGTTATACCACCAATTACACCAATAAAGAAAATTGTCAACCATTCCCATATTTTTTTCATATCCCTAAAATTAATTTTATGAAAATATATACTGCGCCAATTATTGTAGAAACCAATCCCACACCTTGAAACATCATTTTCCTCATTGTTGCTTTTGTAATGTTATCATTTTCAAGTGTATTAATTCTCTTAATGTTTGGACAACCCATAATGTGTTGATTCAATGAGTTCTCATGTTCTTTTTTAATTAATTCTTGTTCCTGTAATATGAGATACTGCTCCTTTTGTATTGCTGCAACACTACCATTTGTTTTATTAACAGCAGTCAACATACTATTTTGGTTAAGTTCCATTTGGTCAAGTTTGTATAATACTATTTGATTTGAAGCATCATTGGAAGCAACCACAGCCTTAATGGTTGCTTCATTCTGTTCAATCATAGATTTCATCATGTGTTCAAATCTATCAAGTTCTTCGTGGCTCATATTCATTGTTTATTTTATATCCAACCAATAATATTGATGGTAAGTGAGTATGGTTCAACATAATAAGCATTAGGTTGAGCAACAAAATATGTGGCAGTTTTATCTGGACTTAAAGGTATTAAAACTTGTTTATTGAAATTGGTACTATAATTTGTGCCAAGTTGTTCAACTACTACCTTATCCCAAGAATCAACACCAGTATCATCGCCAGCGGCAAAATCAACTCTACAAGTTTTTCCTGTTGCAGTATTAGCCATTCTAACATTAGCAACAATAAAATTAACGTTATCGAGATTCTTACTTGGTATGTATGGTGCAAAGTATATTAATGTTTCTGTACCCACATATGTTGTAGATAGTGTTATATCTACCGCAGCACTTTTATATGGTTTCCTAATCTTACTATCCATCCCAAGATATGTTTTTAATTCATCACGAAAAACAATTTCTCCTAAACTACCATGTGGAAAACTTTCTTGCGGATTACCTATCTTCAAAGTACCTATTAATGTGTCAGTTAAAGCGTTAGATGAACCACTATTAAAGAATATTATATTCTCTTTATGGATGTAATGATTTCTTATCTTTACATCTTTAATCTCCTCAGATTTCCTCTCATAAACATACATTATCCAAAACCCATCTACACCATATGCCCTAGAAGTTGAAGTACCTGCCTCAACTCTACATAAACCATAATTTGTTGTGTTTATCCAACAATCTGCATAAATAGGACTTAACATATATTCATTTGCACCATTTTGATAAAAAGTCCATCTATTTGCTTCTCCACTATTAGTTGAATATTCTACACTAACAACACCAGTTATACCACTCATCAATGATGGATAACTATTAACCTTAGCCAAACTTATAGGTGCTAAATAATTTGCTAGTTGTACTTTACCCATAAATATCAATTCATCTTGTATTGTATCTATGTCCTCCATTCGTAATCTAAGTCCCAAATCATCATAAGAACTAGAAAAATTAAGTAATTTACCCATTATTTATTTGTTTATTTTTTTAGAAACTTTCAATTCTATAAGAAACACCTACTGGTTTCTTAAAAGATATAACTTTATCTATATATTTTATTAAAGATGTCAAATAATCCTTATCATCTATATAAATAACTACACCACCATCTACTTCATTCTCTCTATCATTATATAATATACCAGTTGTTGAACCAATCATAAAATCAAAACCAAAAGAAACAGAACTATCAAACACCAATCTTACAACAACTTCTTTGTTTACACCAGAATACGGACTCATATAAAATGGTCTTATCACACCATAAAAATCCCCACCCCAACCAACATTAAGAACAATATAAAACTCAGGGGACGAACCAAGATAAAAATCCCAATTACCACTACCACTATTATATGTAGATAATAAGTTGTCTTCTGAATCATACGCATACCAATCATAATTACCACTCCAACCAGAAGTGTTAATACTTACAAAATTATTTTCAACACCAGTAAAATACATATAAAATGTTATCAAATCAACACCATTTGAATTGGATTCCAAAATACTTGTACTAGTATCAAATGCAGTTGTAAACGGCATAGGTATGTTGTAACTATCATAAGATATATTCACACCTTTGTTATCAAAATTAATAATATCAGATGGTAAATATGTATATATTTTTTGTTGTTCCAACATAACATAATTACTACCACTTAAATAACCAATCTGAAATCTAACATCTGTATTACCTGTCAATCTCAAATCCCCATATGTCATAAACAAATCAGGTACGTCATCATATAAAACACCCAATTTGAACATAACACTACTTGTGCCAGCACCAGTAACACCACTAAAATTAAACACATGATCTGTGAAACCTGTATATACACTAGTGAAATTAGTTACACCACTAACACTAAGGTCATAATAACCATTATCATCATCCATAAATAAAGGGTATTCTGTGGTAAATGGTTGATTAATTATGTATGCGTCATTATATATGATGAACTCGTTTAATTCTCTTGGGTTCAATGATATAAGGGCATCACTTACTTTTTCATAATAAATACCCAAATCACTAACAATATAACTTTGTCCACTCTGAATAATAAAAGAAACATAAGTTGACCCTGATGGACTATTATCATTAAAGGTTAATACAACATCATTATACCCTCCATCTAAACCAATAAAATCACTAACAAAATCACTACCATCAAATAATGCAACATATGGTGTTCTGTTGTTTAATGTTGGTTGTAAATAACAACTTAATCTTATTTTTGTAGCATCTACAAAACCTCTTGATAAAACATCATTTATTTTAATATCTGTTCTAACATTTGTTGAACCACTTGCAGTGAAACCTAACAAACTAGAATTATATGTATACCCACTTACACCATTTACACTTGATTGTAAAGGGTATATTTTATAGAAATCACTCATCTTTTTAGATACATAACCCTGAAATGACAAGGTTTGACTATTAAACTTCGCATCTGCCGTTGAATCAACAATAAACCTATCCCATTTTTCAAGTTGGTCTTGAAGTGGTTTATTCTTAGACCATAAATATTGAAGCCTGTTAGTTTGTCTTAAAATCCAAGGTGTTAGATCTTGTGAGATTTTAATTATATTTATATTTATCTTATCCAACATTGTATGTTATTGTATTTTCAACATTATATAATACACCATATCCAGCCACTAAATTATATACCCAACCATAATTTGTATATGATGGGTTTGATGCCGGTTTAGCCTTAATAAACCTAAACTCTGGGTCTATTACACCTGTTAGTTGTTGTAACAAATCTATTACATCATTTGCATATACTTTACTATCAAATGGTAAGTTTTGAACATAGTTAGTTAAAGTATTTGAAACATTTTCTTTTAATTCATCTAAATTGATTTGTGGGTCATAAGTTATACTGAAATAAAAACTAACTGAATCTGGTGGTAAATTAATAACCTCTATTGTTGTACCTATACCCTTTATATCATCTAAATAAGATTGAAATGCGTTTAGTTCTAAACCAGTCATTATACCACTATCTTTCCTCCTTACTTTCAATAAAATACCACCACTTACTTCCTCTACACTACAAAACTCAATTATCTGTTTTTCAACATCAACAGATGCATATGCAGGAACATAATCTATCAACTGAACAATGTCGCCGTATTGAAATAGTAATGCATGTAATCTATACCATTCTGCAGTCATTACAAATGAACTACTCAACAAAGTATTTATGTTGTTTCTTTCTGTTTCAATCTTATCCTCCATTGTTTTAATAACAACAGATTGATTATATAATTCTAAGTTCCAATTACTTACCTTACTATCTGATGTCAAGTTACTTAAAAATGTCTGATAATCAGATACATTGGTCAAACCTGTTAATGTACCAAATGTTTCTTTTTGTAAGATCAAATCATTATATATTTGTTCGATTGTTCTACTCATTTTATAGTATGATTTTTTTTGTATATATTGATTTTCTAATAGTTGAATTGTATTTTTGGTAAACTACAAATGAATAAGTATCAGTTGTTGTCAATGATATACTTGAAGTGTATGAACCATTATCCAAATAACCCAATGTGTCTGAAATAAATGTGTCGTTGTCAACTAAATTATCATCACTATCTAGTATATCAATAAAAATAGTTGCACCACTTTTTAGATAACCATAATTTGTATAATTAATGACATAAGTATATGTATCTCCACTCCCACTTATGTCCATTGTATCAACTTTTATATTTGAAAAATTAATATTGTCCGCTGTTGATGGATAGTAATATTCATCATCATTATTCACAACAATTCTGTTGTTTTGTATTAAAAAGTTAGAATCTTGATTTCTCCAAGTGTCATCAATAACATAAAAATCTTTTGACAATTGACCTTTTTTGATATAAGGTATTTGCTCTTGAACTAAAAATGGGTATATATTTGATAAATTACCATAGTTCGTCAAGATGTCAGAAATATTTTGTTCTTTTATTTTTTTGATTTTCATATTGTTTATGTTATTTTATACAGGTTGTAAACCTGCACCTTTATTGTAAAGTGAAGTTATTTCATCAGTGCTTAAAATCCTCCCCCATACACCACACTCATCATAAAAAATCTGTTGAGTCGGTGCACTTAAAGTAACCCCATTATTTATATTTATACCCCAATCCACAGACCAATCCCCTGATTCATCTAAATAATTTACATTATTAATATATAATTTTACATTTGTAGGTGTCATTTGGTAAACATAATGCACCCATGTATTATTAGGTATATTAAAGGTGGTTTGTATCTCTATACCACTATTAAAAGATATAAAGCGAACCTTACCCTCATAATCAATATACAAACCCATACCAGATATGGGTTGATAATACATACCTTGTTGTGTGTTGTTAGTTATTTTAACCCAAATAGATTGAGTCATGGTTGTATCTGTTAAAAGAATACAAGAATAATCATATATTTCATCCCATCTTTTTTGTATGTAATAATTATCAAATACCAAACATTGATTCATTAACCCTGTGGTATAACCTGCTACACCATTACCATCATATAATGATGTACCTGTACTTGCACTTAAATCTCCATCTAACTTCCAATAGTGATATAACCCATCATATGGGAATACACCACCACTTTGTGTTGTTAAAAAAGCCATTGAACTATTATTAAATCTACCCATTATATAGTTTGATTAATTATTGTTAAATAATAAACATTTTGATAAGCACTATTAATTGAACAAGTCACATTTATTATATTTTTCTTTGTTGGGTCATATTCCCCAAACATATACATAGTACCACTATCAGGAGTAAATACTACTGGAAATTGTAAATTATCAGGGTTTTCAATAACTATTTCAGTTGTTTTTCCTGGCACACCATTTGCCAAAGTAAATGTTATTGTACCTGCACCATACCAATTTACAATAGTAAAACCATATATATCATAACTATAAATATTTATCCCCATATTCTGACCACCACCTACATATTGACCCATATTAGTTGTATATGATAACGCTGTATAAGATGCACTAGGTGTGTAATTACTAAATCTACTATCTATATACCCCTTATCTACTAAGGTTCTATCAGTGTAACTTCCAGATATATCTCTGTCATATACTACACCCCCATGACCTGTATTATTAGTACTCATTATGGTAAGTTGATAATCCCCAAATTGATATGAATTATTATAGAATGTACCCTTAACATTATTGTAAATTGTAGGTATAGCCCCATTTACAATAACACTTGCTTCATAAAAAGGTGTGTTTTTTCTATATGACTTAATTATAGGTGTTCCACCATTAACTATTGTACTACTAGTACTATGATTACTTATGTCATTATGCATTGTTAAACCTGTATAACTTATATCAAATGATGTTCTACCTGTATTATTACCTGAATAAAATGTATAATTTGAACCTAATTTAGTATCAGCATAAGCCTTATCTACTAAGGTTCTATCTGTGTAACTTGAACTTAAATCACTTTTATAATTAATTATTTTATTAATTTCTGTATAACCACTATACATCCTAAAAGCATTTTCCCCCTTTACATTAAAATAAATGTTATCATCGAATAAATAAACTTGTGAAAACTTAAATGGTGCTTTATTTTCAAACTTTGTTAATGATAATGAGTCAGCATTTAATTGCAAATAACTTGAACCACTTAATCCTATATTATCATATTGTAATGTGTAACCAGATATACCACTACTATAATTAAAATTATTAATCATGGTGTCATTATCACTACCATAACCCAACTTATCTACTTTATTATCAACCTGACCTGTTATACCTGTTGATGTGATAAACATATTTAGAGCAGCATCCCATATACCATACCCACCATCATCTGGGCTGTCTGGTCTTGTGGCAACTGCTTGCGTTTGACCACTTTCCCCTACTCTAAATGTTTGTGAAGATTCTTTGAACTCAAAAAAGTAATCAGGTTCTAAACCTCTATCTATCTGTAAACCAGCCTGTCCTAAACTAATACCATGACCTGGCTCTCCATAATTTACTAAAATGAAATTATCTTGCACCTCTAATGTTTGTGCAGATAATGTTATAGTTGAACCACTTACAATGAAATTACCATTTAATACTAAATCTCCTGTAATTGTTTGAGTAACTGCGTTCAAATCAACTTTACCATCTATTTCAGTTTTTAATGAAGTATCTCCACTTATTCTATCACTTGTTTCATTACTAATCGCAGTTGACAAAGATGTAGGGTCGAATGTACTACCTGTTGGTATATTAATTATTAAAGTTGATAAACTAACATCCCCACTTATTCTGTCACTAACCTCTTGACTTATCGCAGTTGACAATGATGTAGGGTCA